GTTTACTTTTTCTACACTTTTTACACGGATTTTGTGGTGTATTAAAAGTGCTATTAAAATAAAAATCTTCTATTGGTAGCTTTTCTAAGCAAACATTACAAATCTTATTTTCCATTATTAACTATCTTTTTTAGTATATATTAAGTTTTTGATGCCGTTTTTAGATTATATCCATATTTATCTTTAATTATTATATAATTTATATTTCAAACTTGTATGGCTTTTTTTATATAAGGTATATAACAATTAAAGATTACAAATGAAAACAGAAAAACAATTAAAGTATTTGAAAATACTTCAAGAACAATTAAACAAAAAAACTATTACTAAAAAGTTTTATAAAAAAGAGATTAAATCTTTTAGAAATATCTATAACAAACCACCTTTACTAAAATTTAGTATGGCGGTTTAATATATAATTAAAACAAAGCAAAAGATATGAAAGACAAATTAAAAATAGAAGTTATATCATTTATTGATACAATTCAACCATCTTTTATTCATACAATATATGAAAAAGAACTTAAACAATTAAGAGCTAAATATATCTATAAGGATATATCTAAAAATGAGGTAATTAAAGATGTTAATTACTTAAAATGTCTTAAAAACATTAAAAGATAAAAAAGAATATAAGTTATGAAGAGAGAATGTAGTTATAGAAATTGCAATATTGATATCACTGAAATGAGAAAGGATGCTAAGTTCTGTTGTGTTAGTTGTCGTAAGATGGAACAAACATATAGAAAAAGAAGAGTTAAACTTATTGAAAAGTATAAACAAAAAGAATTATTAAAGGTAGAAAATTATAAAAAGTTATTAAAAATAATAAAAGAGGAATACAAAAGTTAATATATAGTATATAGGTTTATCGAGTTAAGGGTGGGGTTGATCTCCCACCCGCCTGTATAAAACTCGTTAAAAATAAAACTCGATGTATGTTTAGTAAATTAAAAACATTAAAAAAATTTACAAAAGAAATTGTAGATATAAATGAGTTGATTAAATTAGTAAGTAATAATCAACAAAAAGAACTGATAGATAAAATAAGGTCAGTTGAATATAAATCAAAAGAATATAAAGATTTAAAACTTAATGTAAATTGTATAACACCTCACGGTACTTTCAATTCATTATGTAATAATGGTTTAATATCATTATCTGGTTATCTATATTATGATATAGACGGATTTGATACCGAAATTGAACTTAATGATACTAAAAATAAACTTATTGATACTGGAATTGTATCTTTTATTTGTAAAAGTGTTGGTGGTAAAGGATTATCTTTTATGGTTAAGGTAAATGATACTATTAATATAAGTAGTGATACTTTTACTGATTTATATTCTTATGTAAGATCTATTTTTATAGATAAAGGTTATAATATAGATTTAAGTGCTAATGGATTAGTAAGAAAGATGATTATATCTAGTGATGAAAATGTTTATTTAAACAATAAGGTATCATTACTTGTAGACGAAGTATCATTTAAAATATATCAAGAAAGTTTAACAAAAGTTAAGAACATAAAATTAGAAGGGAATAGAGGTATTAGAAGTAATGATACCTTTGTATATAATTTATTTAACCTTATAAATAAAGAAGATTTAATATTAATAGAAGAAACACAATATGATATTAATAATAATTATAATATAGAAGAAATAGATTACTATAAAATATTTATACCTAAAGAAATTAAAGATGGTGATAAACATAGAATATATGTTAGAATAATGAATGCGTTATATTACCTAAATAAAAATATAACTATGAATGAGATTTATTCTTATTTATATTATATAAATGAAAAATCAAACAATAAAATGAATGATTTTTATTTAAGAAAATATACATTTAATATTTGTAGTGGAATAGAAAAGAATGGTATTAAAATAAAATTAAGAAATAAAAAAATACATATAAATAATAAATTTAACAAAAATGAAAAAAGAGCTATGGGAGGAAAGATAAACGCTAAGATTAGACAAAATAATAGTTTAAGACTTATAGAAGAAGCAAGAATGAAATGCGCATCAATGAATGAAATACCTACACAAAAAAGAATACAAGAGATGACTGGATTAGGTATAGCAACAATTAAAAGAAACTGGAATAAAGAATATAATGATTTAACTGATATTAAAATTGTTAAAATTGATAATAATGAAAAACAATTAGAAAGAGATTATAAATTATCACAATTGATAGAGGTAGGTCAAGATTTATTCTTTGAAAAAGAAACTGAAATAATCAAGTATAAGAACTTTAAAGAAGTAGAGATAGAAAAGATATCACAAGAAGATAAAAAGTTGTTTATATCAAAGATAAATGACCTAAAAGAAATAGGTATTGAACCATCAGAAAGTATAATGATTGAATTGAATATATTCCAACAAGAAAAAACTTGGTATATGTATGATAAATGGACTAAAAATAAAAATAAAAAATAAATAATATGTGTGCAGAAGAATTTACTAGTGAAAAATATAACTATAAACCAGCAGTTGGTAAAGTAATAGTATATATTCTAATATGTCCAATTGATGGTTATGTTAAATATGTTGGTGTAACTGGAGTTAGTATAGGACATAGATTAAATTCACACCTTAGAGATAAACCTAGATATTTTAAGGATAAACTATATGGTAATATTAGTAAAATTGAATGGATAGATAGATTAAAAAGTAATAATAGAATACCAATCATTGATATTATTGACATTGTAGATTATGATGATGTTGAATTTTGGGAAACACATTATATATCTCTATATAAATATTTTGGATTTAAACTATTTAATATAATAGAGGAAAAGCATAGATATAAGAATAAAAGAATAAAATCAGAGATAAAAAGAAAAGAAATACTAATTCAAGATAAAAAAAAATGGGATGAATATAACAATATAAATTTCGGGCTTAGTAATAATCTATTCTAAAAAATAAATAATAAATAAAATGAAAACACTATATAAATTTTTTAACCTATTCAGTAAATGGAGATTTCTAAATGACCAAGAAAAGACCGAACTTATTATAAAAGAATTAATGTCACAAAATATATTCACACTATTTGATATTATTGAATATGATATAAACATTAAAGAAGGATTTGTATTTTATAGATACCAAAAAAACTTATCTAATTTTAACTATACATATACCAAAGTATTCTATAAACCACTAAAAAATAATGACTTATATATATTTGATAACATTTGGACGATCATTAAAGATAATAAGAGACAACCAAATAATTTAGATGAAGTCCTTGATAAAATAAGTGAAAAAGGTATTGAAAGTTTAACATATAATGAAATGGACTATTTAAACAATTTTACAAAATGAAAAGAATTATTACTAAACTTACGATAAAGCAAGGGAGGAAAATAAAAGACTACTAAATGACTTAAAATCATATATTAGAGATAAAAAAATCAACCAAATTTTTTATGATAGTATTTAAGAAAATAACCAGAAGACAATTTGATATACTTTCTGGTGGGTGTAAAGGAGAACTATTCTTAATTAGAAGTGATAATAAATGGATATTTAGAAAAGGTTTTTTCAAAGGCGTAACAATAGAAATTTTACTAGAACAAGCAAGAAATTCAGATAGAGAAGATGAATTTTGGGAACAAATGCAATTATTATATGATGATGCCAATTGGATTGATAAGATGAATATATTTAACATCTATAAAGAGTTAAAAACCAACAAATTTTAATAATTTCATAAACAACCTTACTTACTAAAAGTTAATAATTTAATTTTATATATATTTTAAAATTAAGTTATATTAAATGAATGAAGTAAAGTTTATTGAAGCATCAAAAAGAGAAAGATTTAGTTTATCTAAAATAATTCCAACAATGATTAAAAACATAAAGGAATATTATGTTTACTATTCAGATGAGTTTAAGTATGAGTGTTGGGACTTACAATTATATTTATCAAAAGATGGTATTATCTATAAAAAGTTTATTGTAGAAGCAAAAATCAGAGATGTGGATTATGATTCTTTAATGTTAGAAAGTAAAAAACTTAAAGATCTAAAATCAATTAAAAAAAGATGGATTAAAGAAGGTATTACAAATGAAGGAGAAACAGATATATTGTATATTTGTTTTACACCATCAGGAACATATGTTTATAACATAAGTAAATTAATTGAAATTGATGCAGAATGCCTTAAACATATTCAATATATTGAATGTCCAAAGCAAACTTGTGGTGATACAACAGAAATTAATAAACCAGTATATTTCTTAACAAAAGATTTAGCAAAGAAAATTGATTTTATATTTAATGAAAATGATTATCAAAAGAGTTTAATCACACCTATATTCAAGAAAAAAATTGGATTTGAAATATGAGTGAATATGAACATTTAGACATAGGTGGAGGAATTAAAGTTAATCTAGATACTAAAGGATTATCAAATGGTTCATTAGACGTAACAAGTTTACAATATGATACAGATGGCTATATTGGACAATTAAACAATTGGATAATAAATAATAATATATCAATAGATGAGATTTTAGAGGTTCTAAGAGGTTTAGATCCAACTTTAATAGAAATACTTAACCAAGTAAAAAAACCTCACCTAATAGACTTTAATGAAGTTTTATTGACTATAAATGATAGCAAAAAGGATATAATAAAAAGCTTATATAACAGATTAAAACCAATATATGTTGATAGACCAGTTGTATATACCACAACAAAGTATATTGAAGTTAGAACTGAAAAAACAATTTATGTTTCAAAACCAGAAGATGTTAAACCACCAAGAGAAGTAAGAATTGATTGGGGAACTGAAAGACCACCAGGATTAGAACCAGGTTGGACTAAATTTGGTGATAAACTATATTATAAAGAACTGATTAGTGGTATATATATTAGACAATATAATAAAGAATATAGATTAAAAGAATGGTTAAATTTACATCCAGGTTCTATTGATGATTTTTTTGAAAGAGGTTGGATTACTAAATCAGAATGGAAAAGTAGAAAAGGAAAATAAATAAATAATAAAAGATAGATTAAAAATATGAGACCAGTTAATGAGATACTTAAAGGTGATGTATTAGAAGTACTTAAACAGATAGATAATGACTATTTTGATTTAGGAATTACTTCACCACCATACAATAAAGGATTAAAAGGTGGACCAATTGTTAAAAAGGTAGAATACGATGTCTTTGAAGACAATTTACCCGAAGATGTTTACCAACAACAACAAATAGATGTGTTAAATGAGTTATACCGAGCTACTAAGCCAGGTGGTAGTTTCTTTTACAATCACAGATGTAGATGGGATGATGGTAATATGTTGCATCCAATCACTTGGTTAAGTAAGACCAATTGGTTGGTTAAACAAGAAATTATCTGGAATAGAAAGATAACCGGCAATTTAAGAGGTTGGAGATTTTGGCAAACAGATGAAAGAATATATTGGTTATATAAACCAGATGGTAAAAATAAAGTAGGTGAAGAGCTAAAGTCAAAACACGCAAGAATGACTGGTATTTGGGAAATTATGCCTGAAAATAATAATCCACACCCGGCTCCATTTCCAATTGAACTACCAAGTAGAATTATTTATTCTATGTTTGATGATAATATGAAAGATAAAGTAGTTATTGATCCATATATGGGAAGTGGAACTACAGCAATTTCTTGTAAGTTATTTGGATGTAATTATGTTGGAATAGATATCTCAGACACATACATTGATATGGCTAATCAAAGAATTGATAACTATGAGTCATATAGAGAAAAGCATACTAAAGAAGTAGAAAAGCATCTTATAACTGGAATGACTTATAAAGATAGAAAAGAAAAAAAAGTTAAATGAAATATTATAAATGACTAAAAACCAAATATAAAATTTAATATATAAAAATAAAGAATTAATATGAAAAAGATAGACAAACAAATCCTAAACATAAATAAAAATATATTACATTGCCAAAAAAGTGGTAATATAATTGGTTTAGAATATTGGAGAGGATTACTAAATAATATAGTGAAAAGTAAATTAAAATAAAATTAATAAAAACTCTGTATGAATTCTGATACACTTAATATACAAAAGAGAATCTCAATAAACTATTGGTCAGATATAAATATGCTACCAATATTTATTGATAATAAAAACTACAATCACATTAAATGTAGAGAACTAGTAGTTGAACTATTAGAAAGATTACAAATACTTATTGAACCAAGAATCATTAGCAAAAGAATTATACATAGATTATGGGAAACTTATAATATATGTTTATCAGAAATGGTCGATATAGATAGTGTTATAGCAATATTATATTATGATTATATTAGAGATTTTTTAGAGTGTTATAAAGATTATTGCATAGAAGGTGAGTTATATGAATCAGCTCAAAACATAACATCATTTTTAGACTACTATAAAAAAATGGAAATAGAATGAAAGAATTATTAAAAGACATAGAAGATATAAAAATGTTTATATCAAAAAATAAGTTAGATGAAGCTAAATACTTATTAATAAACTTAACAAACAAGTTAGAAAAATATAAAAAACAAAATGGAAATACAAGAAGTTAAAGTAGAAAACAATGATATAATAACTATTAATTATAATGGTTATAAATTTGAAGTAGATGTATGGGAAGGTAATATAATATTCATTGATGAAAAAGTTATAAAGTTATTCACTGATGCAGGAGTTCATAATGTTGAAAGACAAAGATTCAATGTATTCCTATCAAGATTAGTTAGTTTACTAAATAAAAAATCAATCAATGTAACAAATGACGACGATGTTGAGCTTGTTATTAATATGGGTGATACTGATAAGTAAATCTTTCTTATTAGCACACTTAGTAGTAAAATTTGAACCAATTTCTTGGTTTATGGAGGCAATAGCACCATCATTTGATAAGAATAAAGCCTTAAAATTCTTATTTAATATTTTATATACAGCCTTAGGTTGTTTGAAGTGTTCATCACTTTATGTAGGTTGGATTATTGGTGGATTTTGGTGTGGTGTGATAACAAGTTTTATAGCTTATTTATATTCACAAATAATAATGCCAAAAATTGATAAAATTAAATTTCAGTAATGTATATACCACAAAGTGATTTAAAAGATTATTTAATTAAACTTGGTTTATACACAAAATTAATTGGAAGACAAGCAAAAATAATAAAAATATTAGATAGAATATGACTAAACAAGAACAACAATTGATTGATGATAACAATGAAATACTTAGGTTACACAAGATTATAAGTCCAAGTGGTGGTGATATGGAAAGTATATATTCCTTATATAAAAAGTATGTTGATGAAAATGCTAGACAATATAACTCAAGTCAATGTGGTACCTGTGGCAATTCTATTGTAGTTTATTGGAGAGGTTTAATGTCTTGGTATAATATTAATAAAAGTGGAGTATTTGGTGTATAATTTTTGTGATTAATTAATTTTTTAAAAAAAAGTGAAAAACCTATGAAAAATTGTAATGTATATTATGTTTATAAACATATAAATAAGAATACAAATGAAGTATTCTATATTGGTAAAGGATCTTTTGATAGAGCATATTCTATTAATAGTAGAAACTTATATTGGAAGGAATATACTAAGGAAAATGAATATATTGTTGAGATTGTTAATGATAATCTAACCGAAGAAGAATCATTTAAGATTGAATCAGATTTAATTGCTCAATATGGTATTGATAATCTAACAAATATAAGAGATGAGAAAAATAGAAAGGTTATTATTAAACCAATTGATTTGATAATAGATTCTTCTAATTATGATGAAGACATAAAAACAAGAATGAAGAATATATGTTCTTGGTAAAAATAATTTATTATTATGAAATATAAAAGAGAAGATTTAATAGACCAAATAGTCAAGATGAGAATAGATAAGATGTGTTCTACTAAAACTATATTGGAATTCTTACAGAAAGAAATAGGTTATAAACAAACTTATTCTTATGAATTGTTAAAAGATGCAAGAAAGAAAATTGTTGAGATATATTCACAACAAAACAATTCATCATTAGAAGAAGCCATAGGTCAAATGGAAAATATGGCTGAGGATGCTAAAAAACAAAAGAATTATAAGTTAGCATTTGATATAAGAAAGGAGCTATCAAAAATACAGGGCCATTATACAGACAGAGTTGAACTAAGTGGTAGTATAGAACATACTATTCAAGTGATTAGACTAAATGGTCCTCAAATAAATAATGATGATGATGAAAAAAATTGAGTTAAATATATCACATACTATTGTCTTTTCAAAAAATTTAGATGCTTATGAAAAAGGATTTAGATTTATAACAAACCAGGGCGGATCGCGTAGTAGTAAAACATATTCTATTATTCAACTACTTATATTCTTATGTTTAACTAATCCTAAATTACAAGTTTCAGTAGTTAGAAAATCATTTCCATCATTAAGAGGATCTGTTCTAAGAGATTTTGTTGAGATTATGAATGAGTTAGAATTATATATTCTTAAAAACCATAATAAGACAGAACAAAGATATATTTTTGATAATGGTTCTTCTATTGAATTTTTCTCAATTGATGATAGTCAAAAAGTTAGAGGTAGAAAAAGAGATGTTTGTTACTTAAATGAAGCTAATGAATTAACATTTGAAGACTTTCAACAATTAAGTTTAAGAACATCTAAGACACTATTTATTGACTTTAATCCATCTGATTCAGAACATTGGTTATATGACCTCCTTAAAGATGATAGAAGTATTTTAATCAAATCTAATTATAAAGATAATATATATTTAAGTGATGAAATAGTAACTGAAATTGAAAATCTTATTAATGTTGATGAGAATTATTATAAGATTTATGCCTTAGGTGAAAGACCAACAGCAACTACTAGAATATATACACATTTCAAACAATATGTAGATGAAATAGATGATACAGATTTCTGTTATGGATTAGATTTTGGTTTTAATCATCCTTGTTCTTTAATTAAGACATCATTTAATAATAATAGAGTGTATGTTAAAGAAGAAATATATCAATCTAAGATGACTACAAATGATTTAATATCACAAATGAATATATTAGGTATTGATAAGACTAAAAGTATATATTGTGATAGTGCTAGACCAGAAGTTATTGAAGAAATTAGAAGAGCTGGTTATTCAAGAGCTCAATTATCTAATAAATCAGTTAAAGAAGGAATAGATAAAGTAAAATCTATGGAAATATATATACATATTGAAAGTATTAATCTATGGAGAGAATATAAGTTGTATAGTTGGAAGTCAAATGGTAATTTAATTATAGATGAGCCAATTAAATTTAATGATGATGGTATGGATGCTATGAGATATGCTATACATACACATATAAAGAAGAGATTTAATCCAACAGCAACTAGAATATTTGTTGCTTAAAAGTTGAAAAAACACATATTAATAAATTAATATATACTAAAAAAACAAATTATAATAATGGCGAGTAATACCCCATCGATCAATAAATTAGTTCAGATAATACAACTAGTAAGTCAGAATCATAAGATGGTTAAAAGTTTTAGATTTGGGCCACTATGGAATGAAAATGCTCTAAGAGATTTAGAAACACCTTATGTTTGGTTAGAAGAACAAACCAGTAGAATTACTATGGGTAATGGCTCACACAAAACAGCTTTATTCACCTTTAAGATGTATTGTATGGATAGAATACAAAAAGATGAGACAAACTATCAAGAGATTTTAAGTGATACTAAATTTGTATTAGATACAATTATGTCTGAGATAGACCAACATCCACTTTTTGTTGAGTTAGGTATATCATTTGATAATTCTGATGTTATTATTGAACCTGTTTATGAAGAAACAGATACAAATAGTAATGGCCACTCTTGTGAATTTACATTAAGATTTCCAATTAGATATACACCTTGTAATGTACCTATTGCGCCATTAGCAGGATTTACATATTCATTAAACAATAATGTATTTAATTATAGTATTCAAGGCGTTCCTGGTCCAACTGGTCCACAAGGTATAACTGGTCCTCAAGGACTTGAAGGACCAACTGGTCCACAAGGATTTCAAGGACCAATAGGTATAGGTCTACAAGGTGCTCAAGGTCCACAAGGATTTCAAGGCGACCAAGGACCACAAGGTGACCAAGGATTTCAAGGACCATTAGGTATAGGTACACAAGGTGACCAAGGACCACAAGGTGACCAAGGATTTCAAGGACCATTAGGTATAGGTACACAAGGTGACCAAGGTCCACAAGGATTTCAAGGTGACCAAGGACCACAAGGATTTCAAGGTCCACAAGGCTTTCAAGGTCCACAAGGTCTAAGTAATATAACTAATAATGTTACAACAACATCCAATTTTAATAATGGCGACCTGTTTTATTCTCAGAATGGTGTTATAACATCAACATCTTCATTAGACTATAATGGCGTTGGTTTAGCTATTGGTTCGGGTATAACAGCTACATCTTTATTAACTTTAGGAGGTGGTTCTACAACTATAGCACCATTTAAGTTTACTCCGGGACCTTTATTAACAACAACTCAAAATGGAGCTTTTGAATTTAATGGTACAAATTCATTCTTAACAATAAATGGTGTTAGATATCAGATGGATAATCAACCAGGTACAATTGGAGCTCTAGGTAATGCTGATGCTGTTGCTAAGTCAGCAAGTATTGGTGCTACTATTTCAAATAGTATATTGTATTTACAAACTGCTGATGCTACATCCGTTGGTCTTGTGGGTACTAGTTCACAAACTTTTAATGGAGTTAAAACATTTCAAAGTGGCGCTGCTATACAACTAAGTGGATCAAACTTTTTTAATACTAATAATTCTGGTGTTATAACAATGAATGTTGTGAATCAAGCTACAACTATAGGTTCTACAACAAGAACAAGAATATCACTGAATAGTGGTAGTGGTACTGGTACTCTAAGGACAGGTTTAGAAGCCAATTCTTTAGGTCAGTTCAGTATCTTTACACAAAATGCTGGTAATACTGCTAGTTTATTCTTAGATGCTATTTCACTAAATACAACTAATGTTATTAATGGAGGTGGTGGAACTGGATCCGTAGCTTTAAGACTAGATAATAATAATAATAGTGGATCTTTAGCTTTGGTGGGTGATTCTTCTAGTAATTTTGGCAGCTTAACAACTAATCATATCGCTGGGTATAATGCAGGTATTGTGATTAGTGCTGGAAACCAAGGAAATCAGACCGTTTTTGTAAAAGGAAATATACAAGTTCAAAATGGTAAATCAATAAACACAGCTAATGGTAGAACAGCAATACTTTTTACCGAAGGTAATACAAGTAACCAAGTTATCTTATCAATAGGAGCTCAACCAACAATGCCAACTGGTCAAGTATATGGTCTTATTCATAACTTACCGGTAACACCAGTCGTCACATCAACATTAGCAAGTGGATTTTTAGTAAATGGAACTATGTCTTCAGCCACTGCATCTCAAACACTAATAGGTATGAGAGTAGCACCAAATTTTACAGCAACACATTCAAATGTAACAACTACAACTTTTGAAACCGTTGTTGGAGGTAACTCAGGTACAGCGAGTTTTAGATTATCAAATAACTATAGATTGAGTTTAGCTAGTGGTACTAATAGAACAAGTGGTACTGCATCATTAGATGGTGCTAATCCAGGTACAGCAACAATTAATAATACTTTAGTAACAGCAAATACAATAATTATATGTACCAAGCAGAATGCTGCCAATGTAAATTCTGTTGTAGTGACTTCTAGAACACCTGGTACATCATTTACGGTAACTTCTACACATAATAATAATGATAATGATGTATTTGGTTATGTTTTAATTGAGCCAATGTAATAAAAAAATATAATATAAAAATGATAACAACAAATAAAGACCTATTTAACCAAGATGGTTCAACTTTTAAACCAGAGTTTTTCCTAAAGATTAATATATGGGATAGAAATTCTATTAATGTTAATATAACTAATTTAGAAGGTACTAATTTGGACCACAATGGATTTGGTATGGAACATACACAAGAGGTTAAAGATTTTATTGCCTATGTTTCTGAAAAAGCAAAAGATTATATCAACACTAATTATCCAGGATTAGATGATTTAGAGGTCAAAATATAATATGAATGAGATAGAGGTCAAAATATAAACTAATCTATAAAAACAAGTAAATATGGATAATTTAGAGTTTAAGAATCTTAGAAAGCAACTAGAAATAGTCGGTACAGATAGTATTGCCTTCTTAATTAAATATTTAGTTGAAAAAGGAAAGCAAGATACAGGAAATTTAATATCTGGCTTAAGTTTTAAGGTTATAGAAGACACTAATGGTCTCCTGTTACAGATTATATCAAAAGAAAAATATTTTGATGTTGTAGATGAAGGTAGGAAAAAAGGTGCTAAACAACCACCAATAAAACCTATACAAAGTTGGGTTCAGAGAAAAGGAATTGTAATAAGTAATTATAGTTCTAAACAAACAGCTTTTATTATAGCAAGAAGTATATCTAAAAAAGGTATAAAAGGAATAGACGCCAAGAAAAAGATGATTCAAAATGTTATTGATAATAGTGAGACCATATTAAAGTATGGTATGGTTGAGGATATAAATGTACTTTTAGAAAAAATAATAAAATAAAATTTAATATATAATAAAATGGCTAAAAAAGATAGCAAACAAGTAATCTTTAATATTGAAAAGAAAAAGATAAAAAGAAAGATGAGACATAGTAAAAAGAAAAGTTCTAAACTTAAAACATCTAAAAACTATTCAAAAGTTTACAGAGGCCAAGGTAAATAAAATAATTTAAAAATATGCCAATATCAGCTACCGTATCATTAATAAATCAACCATATGAATTTTCACCAGTAAATGGTGAATTGTGGTATATTACTCAAAATAGCACATCAGGTTTAACCGACTTTAATTATTTATTCAATGTATATACATTGAATTTTAATACTTTAACGGTAAAAGATAACTTAGGATTGTATAGAGTACCAGAAAGACCAAGTGATGGTTATGGTTATTTTTCACCAAGTAGAATAATCAAAAGTGTTTTAAGTTATGATTTACAACCAGCAATTGGTGTTATTGTATCACCATTGAATCAACCAATTGCTTTTACAAATTCAATTGTACCATATTATGTTACTTATGGATTTGAATATGATCCTGGTTTAACATTTAGTGGTGTATTTAATTCAAGTGGATTTGTTGGATTGAGCTTTAGTTCGAACCCTGGACTTAAAGTTGGTGATATAATTAATATTAATAAAGATAATAAGAATGTTAATTATCAATATGATGGAACAGCATCTGTTACAAATGTTTTAGGAACATTTAGTGTTAGACTAAATGAAGTATATGTTACTAGCTCTTTTATTGAGACAGGAACAATTGATGGTATTGTTAGATGGAGTGGAACAGGTTCAAATAGATGGGCTTTTAATGGTACAAAACAATATAATCAGAACTACTATACTGATGATTGTCTTTTTAGACAAGGATTTGATTTTGGTAGTTATTATGTACTTGGTAATAGTGGTTATATAAGAGTTCTTAGTAACTATTATGAACAATCTAATCCAAACTATGGTAATACACCAGTACAAAAAACGGTTAATAGTGGTAATTATGAAACCGTATCATTTCTAAATGACCAATCTTATGGTACTATGTCTTATAAAGTTATAAAATATTCAGGAACAAATACAAATAGTAGAACCATTATAGGTAGTGCAAGTTTTCCTGGTTATACATCAACAGATAGATATGGTATGTGGTCAATTGGAGTTGGACCAAAAAATATTCAAAATTTAGGCTTTAGTTTAGCGAATGCAGATTCATATATAGTTCAATTATTAAAGGGAACAAGTGTAAAAACCTATGTTGATAGAGTTATAGATAAAAATTGCTACATTTATAATAATGTTAGGATAGCTTTTTTGAATAAATTTGGTGTTTTAGAGTATTGGAATTTCCAATTAGATTCTAAAAACATAATGAATACTGATAGGTATAATTATAAGAGAACATTAGATTGGAATTATGATGTTGGTCAAAGAGGAGATACAATATTAACTCAAAATGCTTATGATACCTATGTAGTCAATACAAATTTTATTAATGAATATGATTACAATTATTTGAAAGAGTTAATATCAACTGGTGAAGCATATGTAATTGATGAATCAGTTGAAGGTCTATATGTTAAACCTGGTAATGTTTTATTCGACTGGGGAGGTTGTGAAACAGATGGTGGTGGTTATGATGTATTAAAATATCCAATAATCATTACAGATACTAGTTATGAGGTTAAGACATCTTATAGAGATAAGATTTTTAATTTGACCTTAAACTATAAAATGGCATATAATATAACAACACAAAATAAATAAGAAAAAGATATGAGATATGAAATAATTGTAGAAGTTAATGGAAAAAGATCATATTTAGATACCTATGACTATGAACCAGTTTCATTAACCTATAACATAGCTGATGTTAGAGATATATCTAGTAGAAATACTAGTTATAGTAAAACTATAACGTTACCTGAAACGCCAAATAATAAACAAGTATTTGGCTTTATTAGTGATTTATCATCTGATTCAACATTTAATCCAAATAAAAAATCATCAGTATGGATTCTATGTGATACTGTGCCTGTTTTAACAGGAAATATACAATTAACAAATATAAATACAGATTTTAAAACTGGTGAAACAAAATTTGAGTGTGTTGTTTATTCTGAGACAGATAACTTCTTTAAGGAGATGGGTGATTTATATTTAACTGACTTAGATTTCAGTGATCTTAATCATCAATTTACACCAGCAAATGTTAAAGCAACTTGGACAGCATCTAATACATATAAAACTGGTTACTATTATCCATTGATTGATTATGGAAATGGTTGGAGTTATAACAACATATATGGTGGTCCTGTTCCTGGTAGTGGTATAACTGGTTCAACAGCTGGTAACATTTATAATACAAGTGTTGATTTAATTGATATGAAGCCATCAACTTATGTTAGAAGAATATGGGATAAGATTTTTAGTGAAACTGGTTATCAATACCAAAGTAGTTTTTTAGATAGTGAATTGTTTAATAATCTAATTATACCAAGTAACGCAGATGAAATATATTCAACAACTGGTTCAACACCTTTTTCAATTGGT